GCATCTGAAAACTCAGTGGCATATGCCAACGGCGTGGCCTACTGGATGGGCGTGGACAAGTTCTACAAGTACCAGGGAACAACCCAGACTCTGAACTGTGACCTGTGGCAGTATGTCTTCCAAGACATCAACAAGCAGCAGTTTGATCAAGTGTTTGCCGGGACAAATGAAGGCTTCAATGAAATCTGGTGGTTCTACTGCTCTGGCACAAGCACCACGGTGGACAGCTATGTAATCTTCAACTACGCAGAAAACCAAGGCCAGGGGTGCTGGTATTACGGCTCTTTGGCCCGTACAGCATGGCTGGATTCTGGCTTGAGGGACTACCCCCTTGCCGCCACCTATGAGAAAAATCTGGTTGACCATGAGGTTGGTGTGGATGACAACACCACAGGAACGGCTGTGGCAATGGAGTCCTTCATTACCTCCGCAGAGTTTGATGTGGAAGACGGGGACAAGTTTGGCTTTATCTGGCGTGTGTTGCCTGATGTGAAGTTTGTTGGATCAACCGCAGCAAACCCACAGATTACGATGTATCTCAAGCCCATGCAGAACTCAGGCTCTGGGTACAACGTACCTCCATCTCTGGCCGGGTCAGACAACGCCACTGTCACTCGCACGGCAACAGTTCCAATTGAAGAGTTTACAGGTCAGGTGTACATCAGGGTTCGTGGCCGTCAGATAGCCATGGAGTACCGATCAACTACGCTTGGGGTTCAGTGGCAAGCTGGCTCACCCCGTATCGACATTCGCCAGGACGGCAGACGATGACTGACATTCGCAAGTTTGTAGCGCCTGCGCTATCAACTGTACCGCTTGCGTATGAGAAGCTGAACGAAGATTTGTTCCGCAACATGTTGCGCCTGTACTTTAACCAGATTGATGGCGCGGCTCAGCAATTGATCACAAATAACAACCTGCTATATTCTGTTTACACAGTGGCTACGCTGCCCAGTGCAGCTACCAGCGGCACGGGCGCTAGGACATTTGTGTCTGATGCCTTAGCTCCAGTGTTTGGAGCAACCGTGGCAACCGGCGGGGCAATAGCCACCCCTGTGTATTCAGACGGCACGAATTGGAAGGTGGGCTGACATGGAGCAAATGACCGTCAAAGAAATCCTTGCCATTGATCTGGCAAAGAACTACAAAGATGAAAATGCCACCGTGGATGAATACTATGACGGGTTGCAGAATGTGCTTAAACAAGACAAAACGCTTGAGCAAGTCGGCAATACGTTGTATATACAGAAACAAGTTGCCCCAGACGTAATGGAATTTCATTGTGCAAATGCTGACTCAAAGGCCAACTTTATCAAGAACGGCGCAGAGTATTTGCAGAAACTCCAAAATCAAAATTACAAAAAAGCCTACACCACCTATGATGACCCACGGTGTGAAGATTTTTTAAAAGGCTTTGGTTTTCCCTATGAGATACAAAAAATAGATCAAGGGAAAAATGCAACATATAAAGCGGAAGTGAGCTTGTAATGGGATTCCTCCAACAGATAACAGGCGGCGGGAACATCATTCCCGGCGTAGATAACCCATTTCAAAGCGGCCAGACAGTTTGGTTACCCGGCGCTGGCGGTTTAAACCCGCTCAACTCACAATCAGCGGTTGGGCAACTGACCAAAGACCTTGGTGCTTTAAACCCATATAACCCTGATTCCGTTGCTGGCAAAGTTGTTGACAATATTGGCAAGGACATGGCCGCAGACCCAGCCAAATGGGTTGCTATTGCGGCGGCTGTGGCAACAGGTCAATTGTGGGCTATTCCTTATATCAATGGAGTGGCGGCGCTTACCAAAAAGAACAGTACCCCTGAGGAGTGGCTTACAGAGGGCATAAAAGCCGCCGCCATTCAATATGGTGGAGAGTGGGTTTCCGAAAACGTTGCGGGGTCTGCGGGGTATGTGGATTACGACACAATGGATTGGGTTCCCGGCACGGGAGTCACGGGCGCAACCGGATCAGCCGCTGTTGGAGCAACTTCGGCAAACATTGCCCGGAACATCTTTGCCACTGCCGCCCGACAAGGCAGCACAGACATTAATAGCGCTCAAATTGTCACCGGGGCAATTACCAGCGAAGCGTTGAATGAAGCATTTAAATACATGCCTGGGTTTGATGGGCTCACCAAGGGTGAGCAGTCGGCTACTGTCAACGCTTTTAAGGTTGCTTTTAACAAAGACAGCAATGCCGCCTATCAATTGTTTAACCAGGGTTTTGATGCCACTATAAAAGGGTTGAACAAAGCCGCAGTATCCGCAGGATACAAAGATATAAACGAGCGGAATGCGGTAAACAATTTTGTCATGGCGGGCGGTAGCAAGGAAGACATTGACGCATTAACCCAAAGAGAAAAAGCCTCAGAAGATGCGCAAAATGCTTATGTGCCAGAACTTGAAAAGTACAACACTTGGAATGACAAGGTTGCCAAATATAACGAAGGACTGGCCCGGTACAGCCAAGTCATGCCTTATGGCGAAAAAGTTGCGTTGTATAAATCGTTAAACGCTGATTGGGCTTGGATGCAAGATGCCAAAAATCAGCCTATGGCATACAACGAGCTATATAGCCTGTGGGAGAACTCCGACAAAGTCTGGAATGAATCGTATGCCTACACAAGAAACCTGAAGACCTTGCAAGATGAGGGTTGGGATACTTTGGCCCAGCAAAAAGAAGCAGCGGACCTGGGGTTTATAACTCCTCGTGATTATGATGTTTACCTGACCGATCAGAAGATTGCCCAAATTGCAAAAGATAATGGTTTTGATAGCGTAGAACAGATGCGAGAGGCGGGAGCCGTTGGCATCTCAACCCGCGCAGCTTACGACACATGGCTGGCAGAGGAAGAAGAGCGGCGCAGGGAAGCAGAGCCTGAACCTGAGCCTACCCCGGACCCAGAACCTGAGCCTACCCCGGACCCCATACTGGACCCCATACTGGACCCAGAGCCTGAGCCTACCCCGGACCCAGAGCCTGATCCCACACCGGACCCAGAGCCTGAACCTGATGTCTGTGCCGAAGGTTGGCATTGGGACGGCAGCATGTGCGTGCCCGACGATGAGGAGCCGCCTGAAAAGCCTGAAGACTGCCAAGAGGGCTACGTATATGATTTTGCGTCTGGAGCATGCGTTCCAATAGACGGCAAAGAACCAATAGAAGGCCCGGAAGACTGCGCCGAAGGTTGGCATTGGGACGGCAGCAAGTGCGTATTGGACGACGATGTAGGGGAACCCACTGACTGCCCTGAGGGCTATCTGTACAACATGGAGACCCGGAGTTGTGAGTCAATCAGCGACCCAACGCTCCCCAAGGTTCCTACAATAAGGCTCCCCAAAACGCCGACGACGCCCAAAACACCGACGACGACGCCCAAAACGCCGACGACCCCAGTTACAACTCCGACGACCCCGACGGCTACCGACCCCAACCAAAATAATATGGCGCTATTTGCATTGATGGCGTCTTTGGGAGATCAACCGGCGGCAACCCCCGCTCCGGCGGTGGACAACACTCCGTCAGAGCCGTTTGACTTCACCAGCGAGTTTGAAGTAAACCCTTTTGCAAAAGGGCAATCCGCATCTAAAATGGCCCATGGCGGGTCGGTGGATGAATTGTTAGAAATTCTGAGAAGGAATTGATATGGCGCTGTTTATAAACGAATATGGGGACTACGAAGATGACGGCATGGGCGACCCCAATGACTTCACAATCATAGACCCCGGCGTTTTTACTGGCGGAGCGGACCCCGGAGACCCAGGAGACCCGGCAGACCCCGGTACATTTACTGGGGGAGTGGACCCAGGAGACCCAGGCCCCACCCCTGGGGATTACGGCGATGTCGCCAATGAAGATTGGGACAAATATCGTGCCCGGATTGAAGTCCTTCGGCCCGGTGCAACTATTGATGACCAAAAAGAATTTAATACTTGGGCCAAAGCCAAAGGTATTGCACAAAGTACTATAGATAGCCTCAAGACCGCGTTCAAAAAGCCTGACGGGTCCATCAATTGGTCTGCGCTTGGCGGTGTCGCCGGGGCCTTGTCGTCTGTGACTGGGCTAGGCCAACAGAAAGTTACTGGCGGGTATGCCGGGAGCATCCCAAACTACGCCGTATCCAAGGCAGCTATTAACTACAACGACCCAAACCGTCGGCCTGGGGCTTCAGGGCGCGACTACTTTACCGCCCCCAGGTATGCAACAAACCAAGCGGATTTGAATGCCGCAAACACGGCCACTGCCGCAGACGCGCAAGGCATTTTGAGCGGGTACAAAAAGACCACGGCAGACGAAGCTGCAAACCCATATACCAAAGCAGGCGTTACGGCGTTGGCAACACCTTGGGCTAAAACAAGCACCGCCACGGAGGCTGCACCTACTACCACTGCGGGCGCATCTAGCGTAAAGTCCATGCTGCCTACCCCGGAAGATGCAATCGCGTGGTACAAGCAAAACTCACCTTACAACGGACCTAAAACTATGGCAAGCGGCGGCATATTGAACATGGCAAAAGGGCGTTATTTGCAGGGCCCCACTGATGGCATGGCAGATAAACTGCCTGCGCACATTGACAATGACCAGCCTGCGGCTTTGAGCCATGGCGAGTTTGTGGTTCCTGCGGATGTCGTGTCTCACTTGGGCAACGGCAACAGCGACGCTGGTGCAAAGAAGTTGTACCAAATGATGGACCGCATCCGCGAAGCCCGCACAGGTACTAAAAAGCAGGGTAAGCAGATCAATCCGGACAAATTTATGCCCGGCGGAATCGTAGGCTACTCTTCTGGCGGGGGCGTTCAGCGCTTTGTTGGGGGTGGTACTCCTACCGCTGCCGATACTTCGACTGCTTCCACGCTGTCGCCTTGGGTTGGGGACTATGTAACCAGCACCCTGGGCAAAGCGCAATCGCTGGCTGACCAGCCATACCAAGCGTACAAAGGGCCCCTGACTGCCGGACCTTCTGATCTGCAACAACAAGCGTTTGCAGGTGCCAGCAACTTGGCCACTACTGGGTACACCCCAACGACCTACACAGGCGGTATTTTTGACGCTAACGCGGCAAAACAGTACATGAACCCATACTTGTCGTCGGCGCTCAACCCACAACTGCAAGAGCAACAGCGGGTGGCGGACATTGCCCGGGTAGCTGATGCTGGCCGGTTGACTCAAGCTGGGGCCTATGGCGGCGGGCGGCAGGCAATCATGGAGTCTGAGGGTCGCCGTAACTTGCTGGACAAGCAATCTTCACTGATCGGCCAGGGATACAACACGGCCTACGACAAAGCCATGGCTCAGTACAACGCAGACCAGCAACGCCGGTTGGACGCAGAGAAGTCCGGTGAAGCTTCACGCCAATATAGCGCTAACTACGGGCGCGATACGCTCAAGGATTTGGCTGGGCTGGGTGCCACGCAGCGCGACATTGAGCAGCAAGGCATTACCGCCGACGAGAAAGAGTTTGAGAAGCAGCGCGACTGGGACAAGCAGATGCAGCAATACAAGTTGTCACTGCTGGACAAGCTGCCGATTTCCACGGCGGTCAATACGGCCAATACCAACCCCCTGCTGAGTTTGATTCAGTCCAGCACGGGCACCGCTGACTTCTTGAAGAAGTGGAATGAAATCTTTAACCCTACGCCCCCAGCTAAGTAAGGACCAACAATGAACCTCGACCACCTTGACGAATTGTTGCAGTATGTGCCTGAGCCGATGCTGGATGCGTACTCTAAAGGCAAGAACCCCAGAGTAGTTCCGCCTTGGGCGGCTGCGGCAGCTTTGAGTGAGAAAGTAGCTGAGAAGCAGGCTAACACTGTTGCGCAGGGCGCAGCCCAAGGCCCCCAGCCAAGCGTTATGGACCAGCTTCGCCAAAAAGCCGCTACGCTTAATACTCAGGCGCAGATGCAACAGAGCCAAGGCCAAGGCGGACTGCCCGGGATGCTCCCCCAACCCCGTATGCAGCCACAAGCAGAACCCGACGTTCAGATGGCCGCATCGGGCGGCTTGATGGGTGTGCCTGTGCGCGGTGATATGTTTGGCATGGCCGGTGGCGGCATTGTCAGTTTTGAGGCTGGCGGTAGCAGCGCGGACGCCATTCTGCGTGCGTATTTAAAAGAAAAAGGGATAACTACGGGGGAGTTTGCTAACTTGTCGCCCGACGAGCAACGCGCCGAGCGGGTAAAAGCTGGGGCTGTGCTTCCTGAAACTGCGCCATCCGACTCGACAAAACCCAAAACTGCCAGGGCTCCCACCATGACGGAGCGTGGCATCAGAGGCATAAGTTCTGCTGGTAGTGCTGTAAATACGGGCGCTAATGCAGCAAGCGGAATGTTGAATAAAGCCGCAGGACCGTTAGCCGCCGCTTCGCTTTTGCCTGAGTTGTACGGCACATCTCCAGAAGAAGTGGCAACGCTTAAAGCAGCGGAAAAACCCAACGCTGTTGGGAGAGACACCCCTGACCAAAACATGGTTGAGCGGCTTATTACTGGTCTGTTTTCTCCCAAAAAGGTTGAGCGCCCGCCTGTTGATTACGGGAATACTGGCAACTACGGCAATGAAGGCCGCGCATACCCACAACCCAACGTGAGTGCTGGGGAGGGCGCAAAGCAAGCGGAGTACGCACGGCTGATTAAGCAAGGTATGCCCCCTGAGATGGCAGCAAAAGCGGCGGGTATGTCTACCGCTACGCCAGCAGCCGCCGCTCCAAAAACCGGGTTGCCCGGAATGCTTCAGCAACGTCCTGTTGCCGCTGGTCCCAGCGCTGGCCCTGCCGCTACTGGTGGTTCTGGTGCCTTGGATACCTACAACAAAGACCCGGCAGTTGCATTTGCTCGGAACTACTTGTCTGAGTCCCCAACGCTTCCCGCTGTGACCAAAGACTTTGGGGAGTATCAACAGCAACAGGAAGCCAAGCTGCGTCAGGCAGGCGTCAAGCCTGGGGAGGCTCCGTGGGAGCTTGCCCAAAAAGACATGGCTGAGATTCAAGCCCGTCGCGCCAAAGAAGATGCCGCACGGGAAAAGACCAAAGAAGGCCGCTCTTGGGATGAACTCATGGAGTTTTCTTCTGGCTTGACTGGCAGCAACTTCGGTGCTGGCATGGCCCGTGGTAGCAAGGCTTCGCGTGAGTTGCGCCAGAAGTTCCAAGCGGACGACGAGTCATATGCCAAGATGCGCGATGAGCAAGACACGAAGCTCAAAGAGATGAACCGTCTGGCCATGGGTGCCAAGTTCGATCTGGCCAATGGTCGCATCAAAGAGCACGACCAGAAACTGGCTAAACGTGACGAACTCATGGCGGACTACAGGAAGAACCAAGCTACTCTGGCTGGAAGCATATCCACTGGGGCAGCTACGGCTGCGGCGGCAGATCAAACTGCGGCAGGACAACGGTACGCAGCTCAGCTTCAGGCGATCACCAGCAGAGAAGCCAACACCCGGGCGGACAAAAGGTTGCAAGTGGATAGCCTTAAAGCGCTGGAGTCCAACCTTCTGACTGAGCTAAACAAATATGGCACGTTACTTCCCGCCGACAAAAAACAACGCGCTGCTTTGCAGCCTCTACTGGACGACATTCGTAGGTCCCTTGCCGCAGTAGGCGGATATACAATGCCCCAGACCCCCGGCGCAGGACGCCCCGGCGGCGCAAAATTCTTAAACTACGAGACGAAATAGCATGCCAATTGCTCGATTTCAAATGCCCGATGGGCGGATAGCGCGGTTTGAAATCCCTGCGGGCCTAAGCCCAGAGCAAGCGGAAGCGCTGATACAAGCGGAAATACCCAACATTCCGCCTTCCGCAAAGCAATCCTCGTTCTTCGGGGAGTTGCAACGCGGCATTGAGCAGCCGATATCCTCAATACGCACTGCGTTTGGTTCACTTACCTCCCCCGAAGAAGCCGCCACTGCCGGGGTGGAGCGCAGCCAAGCTATAGCCGAAAAGACAGGCGAAGGGCCGTCCTTGGAGGCAGTCAAACGTGCGTATGCTGACAAAGGGCTATTGAGTGCAGCGGGGGAAGTTGTTTCCCAAATACCTAAGGCTATTGCTGGACAAGGCGGTACGTTTGCAACTGCTGCTGGCGGGGCTCGTTTAGGTGCTGCGGCGGGCAGGCCGCTGGGCCGCATGGGATCGCTTGTTGGCGGGGGGCTCGGGGCTGCTACGGCGCTCATGCCCCAGATGTTTGGCTCAATGCAAGAACGCCAAGCCGCTGAGCAACAGGAGCGCGGAGAGCCGGTAAGCATCGACCAAAGTAAAGCGGCAGTAGCCGCTGTTGGGCAATCTGCTTTGGAAGGTGCTGGGCAGGCTTTGGTATTGGGTAAGGGGATTGTCAAGGGCATTCTTGGTATTACCGATGATGCCGCCCTTATGACTGCCAAAGCGCAGGCTAAGTTGGTCCAAGAAGCTGAGCGTTCTCTGGCCGCAGCCACAGGGCGTGGAGTTGCGCGAGGCGCTACAGAAATGCCCATTGAAGTTGGCCAAGCTATTTTGGAACGGTGGCAGGCAGGCTTGCCGCTCACCGGGGATGACGCATACAAAGAGTACGCTGAGAACGCCTACGGCGCGGCAATCGTTGGGGGCCCAATTGGCGGAGCCACCGGGGCATTGTCCAGAGGGCAAGCCCGAGACCAACTGTTGGCCAAACCTGAAAAAGCTCCGGGGGGTTTACCCCCACCCCCTCCAAATATATCGCCTGAAGCTCCCCCGGGAACCCAAGGCGAATTGTTCACTCCAGAGCAGCTTGCGGGTGTGGAGCGCGGCAAGGCCGCTGGGATAGCGCCAACAGACATCCCGCCCCAAAGCGCCCGCCCTGCGGAAGTTGAGCCTACAGGTGAGCAGTTGGGTCTGGGGCTTGAGGGCACCCGTGAGTATGCTGATCTGGTCAAAGAGCGTGAGCGCTTGAAGCGCATGCCAAAAACTCCAGAAGTCCGGGCCCGCATTGACGACCTGACTGAGCAACTCAAAGGCCGCAACCTGTACGAGATTGACCAAATCCGTGCCCGGCAGGAAGAAGACGCAGCAGCCCGAAAGGAGTTCCCCGGGTTGGCAGAGACTGCGCCTATCGTGCCCCGTGGGCAGGCCGACTTGTTCACCGAGGAAGAAGCCCCCGTGCCGACAGACCGTGCACAGGGTCCAACACAAGAGCCGATTGCCGAACCCACCCTGCGGGAAAAAGGCCCCAAGCAGCTTACCCTGCCACTGCGGCGCACCCCAGAAGGCCAACCCACTACGTTTGGCCAGCCCGAACCCACCATTACCGCCGAAGAGATCATGCTCACGGCCATTCCTTTGCAGCCCGGACCGGCAGCATGGGTTATGAAAAACGTTGCGGGAACCACCCGGTCACAGCTTGCAGACCTTGTAAAGCGCCAACCTGACCTCATCCAAGGTCCTGGTAGTCGCGCTCGTTTGTTGCGCACACTGCTTGCAACTGATGTACCTGCTTTTGAAGAGGCCCCCCGTGTACGTACCCCAAATCGCCCGAAACCTGCAACTCAGCCAGTCGTTGAGCCCGGAGTTAGTGAGCCAAGCGTGGGAGTTCCTAGTGAGCCTGCCGCTGGACCATCCGCAAATCCACCTCGCGTTGCCCGACCCCCCAGAAAACTTGCGACACCTGTCGGCGGCAGACTGGCTGCTACTGGACAACCTGTTAGCCCGAGAGTTGAACCTCAAGGACCACAGCCCGGTGCATTGACTGAACCGGACATTGAAGAGGCAGACCGCAAAGCGGAAGCCGAGCGCATGCGCATCGCCATGGCGGGGGCGGCAAAGCCAAGCCGCCCAACTCCGCAGACACCCGCAGAACCCCGCCGCACAGCGCAGCCCACCCGTGAACTGCCTGAGCGCATGAGAGAGCCGATCGGCGCGTCTGACTTTGGTATGGAGGAGGGTGAGGTTGATATCACCCGTGGCCCACAGGGCATGCTGTTCCCCATGACCAAGGCAGAAGAAGCTGCCTACGGCAGAAAGAAACAAGCCGAGCGTGATGCTGAGATCACCGCAGAGGAAGAGACCACGCCCGCCCCAGAAAAAGACGAACGGCAGGGCGAATTGGACTTGCGTGAGCGCGAAGAAGCGCCCACTCCGCCCAAAGAAGAACCAAAGCGCATCAGGACTGCGCTGTCTATGGTCAAAGACATTGACGGCAAGAATTTGATTGACGTTGCCGAGTGGGCAGTCACTAATATGCCTGATGCAGACCAGCGAATCATTGCGCAACGAATTGCGGACACTTTGCGGGAGTTGCAGAAAGTCGGGGTAAAGATTGGCAACCTTACAGTTCGTCCACCGACCAGTCCAATTCCCGGGACCTATAGCGGCGGAGCCCGAGGCCGCGCTTCGCTAACCCAAAACAAAGGAATGACTGTATCGTCCGAAGTTGAAGTTGAAGTCAACCATCCAGATACTGATCCAGAAGGAAAATACAACGGCGTTAAGCCGGAAGTTATTTTGCACGAGCTTGTGCACGCCGCCACAATGAGTTCATTGAGAGTTGGTAATTTCCGTTCCGCCGCTAACACCGCTTTAGGCAAGCATGTGTCCGATATGTACGACTTGGCCCAGGCCATATTCAATCATGTGGATGCCAAGCACGCGCGGGGCGAAACGTTGAATGCCACAGAGAAGTTACTGCGTACCCGCTACATGCGTGATGTTGACGAGGTGTTGGCGTGGGGCATGACCAACCGGGATATGCAGGACTACATGGAGACGGTGCCGTACAAAGGCTCCAACATGTGGGACAAGTTTGTCACCCTTATTCGTGACATCTTGGGGATACCCGCCAAGGCAGACACGGCGCTGTCCGAACTGCTGCGCATCGGCGGAGCCCTCACTGGGCTGAAAGGTGCCGAGTTGGGCGAGGCTACCAAAGCATCAGGCAAACAGTTCTCCCTGGCCCCCAGCACCGAAGCCTTGGTGGATGCCATGGGCCCGCTGGACGGACAACAGAAGTCTGGTTTGACCAACCTCATCAACGGGTTTAAGCAACAGGGCGCTGAGCCAAGCTTGGGTACCAAATTCCGCACACAGACGGCAGACATTGCTGCCACCATCGAGAGCCGTATCTCCAATCAGTTCAATGGCGCGGTGCGCGATTCGTTGGGCAAACTCAACCCCATGGGGTTGTACCGGCAAGCACAGGACTACACCAAGATGCTGCTGTCCTACTTGCAGCGCGGTGGCTTTGTGAAAGACCCGATCACTGGCCTGTGGGTTGTGAGCAATGTGCCTGGAGTGCGCCCGCCTGCGGATATCTACAAGATGATTGGCGATTGGGGCAAGCGCAACGGCTACTCACAGGAAAAAGCCACGCAATACGCCAGCCGCGTCCTGGAGGCAGTGCGTTTGGACCAACTGCTCAAAGCGGACCCAGACTTCCCCAGCCACATGGACGCGCAGACCAGGGCCGCGCTTGTAGCGGAATACAGCGCAGACCCGGCATTCAAAGCCATGAACAAGCTCATGGACGAAGCGCGTATTGCCATGGTGGACAACTTGGTTGCCGTGGGCAGGCTCTCCCCCGAAAAAGGTAAGGAGTGGAAGGACGTGGTTGGGTATGTGCCGTTCGATCGCATCGATGACTTTGCAGAAAAGTTTAGCAAGTCCAAGCGCACCACCGGGCGTTCTCCCCTAATGCTTACCAAAGACCCTGAGCTTCGCGGCTCCCTGTCTCGTCCGGTCGGCAATGTGTTCGACAACTACATGAACACCCTGGGATGGATGGTTGGCCAGACCGTCAACAACGATGCCCGGACGCAAACACTGCGCACCCTGGAGGATATGGGTCAGGCCAAGTTCCTGCATCGCAGCCCACAAGGCAAAGCAAACACTGCCAGCGCATATGTGGATGGGGAACTCAACTACTGGGAACTGCCAAGCAAGTACGACGTGCTGGCATTCAAAGACCTCAACGCGCCCAAGGCGGCATGGTTGCAGAACTTGGGAGCCTTCTCCAATGTGCTGCGCACCACCGTGACGGCCATGCCTCCGTTTGCGCTCAAGCAGTTGACAGACGATATTCAGCGGGCGATCGTTACCTCCGGGGTGAAGAGCCCAGGGGCGCTCCTGTACATGTCGCTGACCAACTTCCCCAAGCTGGCGTTCGCCGCTCTGCGCGGCATCAAGCACCCGGTCGAGAAAGAACTGGGGGCTATGGGCATAGCGGGCGCATATGACTTTGTACAGGGCAAGCCCGCAGCTTCATTGCTGTCTGAGTTGGGCTACAAGCCACGCGGCTTTGTCAAAGAACTTTTGCACAGACTCAACGAGTTCACCCAGGCATCTGACTTGGCAGTGCGCAAGGCCATCTACGACCAGACCATCAAAGAGAGCGGCGACCAACTGTTGGCGCAGACTCGGGCCCGTGAGTTCATCAACTTCCGCCGCCGTGGAGCCAGCGACTTTGTTGGGGCCATGGTCACCACCATTCCCTTCTTCAACGCATATGTGCAGGGTATGGACGTGCTGTACCGCGCCGCATCAGGCGCAGACTCAAGTTCCTCAGTGGGCCGGGCCGAGGCCCGCAAACTGTTCTGGAACCGGGCGGCAGTGGTCACTGCACTCAGCGCCATGTATGCCCTGGGTAAGGACGAGGACGATGAGGATTACGCCGAAGCTGACCTGCGTACCCGCGACAGCAACTGGTTCATTGGGGGCCAGAAGCTATCTGTGCCGGGCGAACTGGGCGCTATCTTCAAGGTCATCCCCGAGCGTGTTGTGGAGTACTACAAACGCCAGGGCACACCTGAGGAGCAGGAAGCCTTTGAGGCTATGCGCACTGGCCTGACGTTCATATTTGAGCAGTACGTTGGCCGGGTAACTCCCATACCGCAGGCAGTTAAGCCCTTGCTGGAAGCATTCACCAACCACTCGTTCCTCACTGGGCGCGAACTGGAAGGTACCCACCACAAGCAGATGCTGCCAAGCCAACGCCGGTCTGCGGGCACAAGTGAGTTGGCCATCCAATTGGCTGAGTTTGCTAAGAACAACGTGGGTGTTGAGGTGTCCCCCATCATGCTGGACAACGCCATGCGCGGGTACTTCGGGTCAACGGCGGCACTGGTTACTGCAACAACCGACAGCTTGCTCAATCCATCCAGAGTGGACCGCCCCTTGCACAAGTGGGCCTTGCTCAGCAACTACATGATCGACCCCGTGGGCACTCGGCGTATCACTGAGTTCTACGAGGAGCGTGAGCGCGTTGGGAAGTTGCAGACGACCCTTAACGACTTGGCCAAGACCGACATGGCGGCGGCAGAGAGGTTTGTGGCTGAGCATGAGCAAGCCCTGGCACTCAACCCGTACATCAACTCCACCCTGGAGCAGCTTGAGAAGACCCGGGCCTACCGCAAGTATCTCAACAGTGCCGATGGTGCCCAGGAAATGTCCAAAGAAGATCGGGCACAGGAGCTTGAGGAAGTACGCAAGTATGAGGTGGAGTTGACCAAGTGGTTGCGCGAAGCCAAGACTGAGATTCGCAAACAGTATCCTAAGTAACGCGCCAGACCCGCACCCCATACCGCCCGTATTCACAACGGGCGCGTAGCTCCACCTCATAGCCAAGTGACCGCAGGGCGGGGCCCAGAGAAAGCTTTACCTGCCTGGGAGTTGCAGTGGTGGGCAGGAAAAACGATGCCCCCACGTTCAGCTTGTCCCAGTACACAAAGTACTCAACGCCGTGGACGACTATGACACGCGGGTCAGACTGCAAGGTCAGAGAATGCGGTTTCATTTAATCCTATGGCCTCACCGTCAAAACAGTAGCACCGCACGTTAAGCCCAGACAGCCCGCCGATTGCTCCCGCACC